AAAACCTATATGCAGTCGAAGCCATGTAGTCACGTCTGATATGGTGTTGTAGGTTGGTACAATAAAAAACCTTTATGCAGTGGGACCGTCACAACTCCTTCTTTGAGTTAGGTTGTAGGTTGGTACAATAAAAAACCTATATACAGTTGAAGAGGTTAAGGCGGTTGTGGATTCAGTGTTGTAGGTTAGTGCTATAAATAACCTATATGCAGTAATTTAGACGCTTCAAAGGTATAGAGGTAACAATTAACCTATATATAGTTTCACGTATTATGCGTGAGAATTGTTGTAGGTCGGTGTTATAATTTACCTATATATAGCGCAAAGAACCAAGAAGTATAAAAAGAAAATGTAACATGGTGATTACAAGAAAAATTGAGGTCTTTATTTGTGAGAACGATAAAGACCAACGTAGGGCATACTACGAAAAGCTATATGCCAACAGAGATATTGCCGTTAAAGCCGCAAACATGGCAATCAGCCATTTGTTCGTACTTGACAACACAATGCCGTATCTTTCAGAAGAAAGCAAGGAATCTATCGAGTTTCTTGGTGTTAAAGGTCAGAAAGCTACAAAACAAAACGCTCCTTATGTAGCAGCAAGTGAGGCTTTCAAAGGTCAGGCAGATATGGGTATGGTATCTTGTGTATTGCAAAACGTACAGAAGATGTATCAGGATGACCGTAAGAAAGGTATGTGGAACAAGTCGTTACGTTCCTATAAAAGTAATATGCCTATACCTTTTAAAGCCGAAAGATTCTTGAATCTCCGCTTTGCAGAATACGAGAATGGCGAGGGAGAAAAGAATACTGGTTGTTTCTTTACTCTTATGGGTATTCCGTTCCAAATGCGTTTCGGACGTGACAGAAGCGGAAATCGGATTATTGTTGAACGTATAATAAGTGGTGAATACAAGATGTGTACGTCGAGTATTCAGGTTGACGGAAAGAAAACGTTCCTTCTGCTTTGTGTTGATATACCTAAGAAAGAGGTGAAGATTAATCCTGAAAAGAAATTGTTTGCGTTCTTAGGTGTTATGAATCCAGTTATCTGCACTTGTGACATCAGAGCCTATAAGGTTTATGATAGCGGTTATAAATGGTTCGAGATAGGAACAAAAGAAGAGTTCAATTATCGTCGCAGGCAGATTCAGGAAGCTGTTAGGCGTTGTCAGATAAACAACCGATATACTACTGGTGGTAAAGGTCGAAAAAAGAAATGTCAGGCTATCGAGCGTTGGCATGAGAAAGAAAACAACTACGTTGATACCAAACTCCATACTTACAGTCGTATGTTGGTTGATTTAGCTATTAAGCATGAGTGCGGTCAAATTATTCTTATGAATCAGATTCATCGTGAAGATGAAGCAAAAGAGGATAATAAGAATGGAGAGCCGTTTGTACTCAGGAATTGGACTTACTACGGATTCAAAGAAAAGATAGAGTACAAATGTAAGATGGTTGGTATAACATTGAAAGTAGAAAAATAATAGAATATCGGGTTGGCTGCACAACCTTAACGTGAGGAATTGTCACTCATGGAGTACAAAAATGTATGTTTTGCAGTTAAGTAGTTTGTACCTCGTTGCCTGAGATAGGTAGCGAGGTTTTTTAATTCAGAGAACAACAATACTAAATATATGGGATATAAAGACCAACTGAATGACTGGCTTAACAAGCATCCTAATGCTACTGCCAAAGAAGCCATAGAAGCAGGCTACGTGATTTGTACGAAGAATTGGTGTCAACAAAAGAAATAATATATAGTTATGCAAAAAACGTATTTAGGGATTGACCCGGGGCAAATTGGTTTTATTACTGCCATATTCCCTGACGGTCACAAAGAATTTTATTCAATTGATGAACATGATGACCTCGATTTAGGACGTATCTTCAAGGATATAAAGAAACGTTCTTGGGAGGTGGTGGCTTGCATGGAACAGATCCATGCTATCTTTGGAGCCAGTGCAGGCTCTACTTTTTCCTTTGGTGAAATCTTTGGTACTCTCAAAGGTTTGTTGATTGCAAATGAGATTCCTTATCACCTCGTAGCACCCAAAGACTGGCAGAAAGAGATTTGGGTTCATCAAGACGAGATTACTACGACAAAATATAGGACTCAGACTGATAAGGAAACTGGAGTGAAATATAAAAAAGAATATAAGGCAGTTGATCCAAAGCCTACATCATTCAATGCAGCACGTCGATTATTCCCGAATGTTGATTTGAGAAAGAACGAACGTTGCCGCAAGCTCGATGATAACAAGTGTGATTCTCTCCTTATAGCTGAATACGCAAGACGTAAAAACTTATAAATATAGGTATGGAAAAGATTAAGATTGTACTTGAAAAAGAGGGTGCAAAGATTCCTGTTCGTGCGCATGATGGTGATGCAGCATACGACCTTTACACTCCTGAGGACATCGTTTTGACAAACGGACGTTCTATCATTGACCTTGGCTTCGCTATTGAGTTGCCTCGTAACCTTGCTGCCACTATTCAGCCTCGCAGTGGATTCGCTTCTAAGGGAATGGAAGTGTTAGACCGTCGAGGAAGTGGTAATAAGTATCGTATTGATGCCGATGTTGTGCGTGGCTTGGTGGATTCCTGCTATCGCGGTCATGTCGGTGTAATAATCAATGTTCGTGAGCCAAACGCTCAGTACTACGTCCTGCCAAAGGGTACTCGTATCGCCCAAATGCAGATTGTCGTTGTTCCTGAGACCGAGTTTGAGGAAGTTGAAAACCTCTCAAAGACAGACCGGGCTACGAATGGTTATGGTTCTACTGGTGCTAAGTAATATATAAATAAGGTATTATGGCAAAAGAGAATAATAATTTGAGATTCTATGAGCAACTGAGGAAAGTTCCTTCTGAGGCTCTGAAACAAATCAAAGGTGGTCGTTTGTCGGGAATGTCGGATATTAATCCGATGTTCAGAATCAAGGCAATTACTGAGGCTTTTGGTGTTTGCGGTTTTGGATGGAAGTACGAAATCGTAAAGCAATGGCATGAGACTTTCACGTTTGATGCAAAAGAGTTCGAGGTCATAAATGGTGTTACTACCGCCAAAAATGTACAGCGTACTGAAATTAAGGCTTTCTGCAACATCAACCTATATATCAAGGTAGATGGTGAATGGAGTGATCCTATTCCTGGTCTTGGTGGTAGTTCCGTAATGACTTACGAGAAGAACGGCTATTATGTCAGTGATGAAGCCGACAAGATGGCTCTTACTGATGCAATGGGTGTTGCCATGAAAGCACTTGGTGTTGCAGCCGATGTCTATTGGGAGAAAGGTCAGTTTGATTCTAAGTACGACCAACAGGCTTATGTTGCACAGCAGCAGGCAGCACAATCACAACAACAAGCTATGCAAGTATTACAAGGCTATCAGCAGCCAGTCTATCGGCAACAGCCAGTACAACAGCCAATGCAGCAGCCGCAAATTACTGCCGAGCAAGTAATGGCAGAGATTCAGGCAGCTCAGACTCTCGAAGAGGTGGGGAATATCTATAATAAGTACCCACAATGGCAGCAGGATGCGAACTTTACTGGTGCGTTGACTGCAAGGAAAGACCAAATTAAGAACAATGGTAAATCATAATTTATGGAACTACCAGTATTAAACCAATCTCCAGTCACTTTCAAGAGTGACACACACCAATACTTTTTAGGTGACAAGGAGTTGAAGGGTGTTACCTCTACTCTTATTAAAAGAGCATATCCGAACACCTATAAGAGACCTGACAACTATACTGATGAACAATGGAATCAAATTCTTGCTAATGCAGCCGCAAAAGGTAGCAATGTGCATGAGACTATTGAACTCTATGATGAACTTGGTGTAGTTGGTAATCTTCCTGAGTTGCAGAGTTATATCCGCATCAAGCAGGAAAACAACTTAACAGTACTGGCTACTGAGTATCTTATCAGTGATGAACAGAATTATGCTACGGCTATTGATAAGATTATGATTCGACCAGATGGCGGTATTATCCTTGTTGATTTCAAGCGTACTTATGACCTTCACATTGAGAATGTAACTTTGCAGCAAAGTATTTGTAAGCGTTGGTTTGAGAATCTGAATCCACATTTGAAGGTTGCTGCAATCTATGTGATGTGGCTCAGAGAGGATAAATCTAAATTCGTAGAGTTACAGCCTTGGGGTGATGAACTTCTTGATGAACTTATTCGTTGCGACTTAGAAGATAAGGATTTCGCTCCTATCATTCAGAGTTACGGAACATTCCCTGCTAAGTTTGCCGAGGTAGAGGCAGAGGTGGCACGATTAGAAGCAGCCGTAAAGATTGCAAAGGCACGTCAAGACGAACTTAGAAAAGGTTTACTTGATATGATGACTGAGAATAACATCAAGTCATTCACTGGTAGTCGTGTGAAACTCACAAGAGTTTTTCCTTCGACTTCTGAGAAGTTTGATAGTAAGGCTTTCAAGGAAGAAAATCCCGAACTCTACAAGAAATATTGCAAACCTACGCAGACTGCTGGTAGCTTGCGTGTAACGCTTGTGGGAGAATAAGCCATGAAGATTCGACTTGTAAACACTCCAACTGGCTTCGTACCTGAGACCGATAATGATTACGAGGTAAAGCGTAAGATGAAGGTTGGTAAGGTTTATGAGGCTACTATTAAAGAGGTGAGGAATCCTAAATTTCTTCGCCTATACTTTAGTCTGATTAATATTGCATGGGAGTATCTTACAGAACAACAGCAGGCTTTCTTTTATAACAACAAAGAGAGTTTTCGTAAGACCTTGGAAGTAGCGGCAGGTCATTTTGAACTGGTTTATTCGAGAAGCCGTAATGAATGGCTTGAAATGCCAAAGTCCATTGCTTTTGATGCCATTACTGAACAAGAGTTCAGTGATTTGTTTGAGCGAGTAAAGACTACTCTTTATCAGCAATTTATCCCAGACATCAACAAAGAAGAGTTTGAGAAAGAACTTAAATGGTATTAATACATTTTAAACGTTTAAATTATGAGTGAAATTTTAGTTACAGGAACAATTGTTCAAGCATTACCTATTCAATCAGGAGTTAGCCAAAGAGGTAATCAGTGGATGCGCCAGTCGTTCATCATCGAACATGAGCACGGTCAGTACCCTCGTCGTATGGTATTCGATATTCGAGACCAAAAGATTCAGGAATTGAGTTTGCAAGTTGGTGAGAATGTTACATTGCACCTCAACATTGATTGCCGAGAGTACCCTGAAAACTCAGGTAAGTTCTTTAACTCTATTGAGGCATGGAAAGCTGATCGTGTGGGTCAGCAAATGCAGCAAGGCTATCAGCCTCAGGGTTATCAGCAACCAGTATACCAACAACAGCCAATGCAGGGTGGTTATCCGCAGCAGCAGCCCATGATGCAGCAACCTTTGCAGCAGCAGCCTATGCAAGGTGGTTATCAGCAACAGCCAATGCAACAGCAGATGCCACAGCAGCCTGCACCATTCCCACCTGCACAGCAGCAAGCACCTCAGGCTCAACAGCCAGTGCAGCAACCTGCACCACAGCAGGGCGCACAGCCTCAGGGTCAACAGTTGCCATTCCCTCCTGCTCAATAATGCCTGGAGCCGTATCATTAGTTTGGTACGGCTCTACTTATTTTCAGAAAAGATGAACTACGTATTATTAAGAAAACTCTACCCTACAACAAGCAATGCAGAAATAGCCGTATTACTTGGTACAACCAAGAATAACGTTGCTCAACGTGCTAATGCTTTAGGTTTGAAAAAGAATCCAGTGTATCTCTCAGGTGTTAATCGTAAGAATGGACTGAAAGGATTAAAGTCTCAAAAAGTTGTCTAAATATGGATTTTGTCACGGATGGATGGTAAGCCCTAAAGACTTCAATGAGGTTACTTGCCCTCGTAGGGAGTCTTGCGCTTACTACGATGTCAATTTCTATCGAAAGCACGTCCACCATCTTGACGATTTTGAGGAAATGTTTCCCTTTGAGCCTTGCCAGTTCTTTATTCAGAAACAAGGAATACAACCGAGAGAGAATAAGGATTCAGGAATGGATTTCTTCTTAGGTATAGACAAGTGACCCTAAAATGCTTAGATTTGAGAAATGCTTCTATCATAGATAATAAATAAGCTCGTACCTTTGCAAACGAGGGATAGTTGGAAGTAGCTATCCAATGACAAGAGTAAGTCGAAGGCTCTTCCCTCTTTTGCAATTCTTCGACGTCATTAATACTTCGACAAATATGTGCAAAGGATTTATGCGTATTTCAAGAGAAAAAGTAACTGAGTTTGAATGGCTTTCAAACCCTAACACTTTCTACGTCTTTATGAGGCTGTTGTTTAAGGCTAATTATAAAGATGGCAGATGGGAAGGAAATGAGGTTAAGAGAGGGCAGTTAATTACTGGCAGAAAGTCGCTTAGTGAGGAACTAAATCTTTCAGAGCAACAAACAAGAACTTGTTTGGATAAACTTAAAAGGACTGGTTATATAACCATCAAAGCAACCAACAAGTTTTCTATTATAACTATTTGTAACTATGACGGTTGGCAAAATGAAACGTTACCGAGTAACCAACAAGATAACCAACAAATAACCAACAATCAACCAACAAATAACCAACAAATAACCACAATAGAAGAACTTAAAGAAGAGATAAATAAATTAAAGAAAGAAAAAGAAGAACTTACTACCGTAAGTAAGAAGAAAGACAAAATCTTTGTTCCACCAACAATTGAAGAAGTCTCAGCGTACATATCTGAAAAAGGCTATCATTTCGATGGTACTGCTTTTGTAGATTTCTATGCAAGTAAGGGATGGATGGTTGGTAAGAATAAAATGAAAGACTGGAAAGCGGCTTGTGGCACATGGGAAAGGAAACGTTTAGAATCTGGTGGACTTTTTTCAAATAGTACTCCTGAACCAAAACCACAACCACAAACTAATGGACAGCAAACAATTGACTGGCAATCGTGATAGACAAAGCACAAGTATATAAGTGGTGGGACGTATTCAAGAATGGTTCAGACCTGACGGAAATACGCATCCTCAGTGGCAACAAAACTTGGAGTGGCTACTTCAAGGACGTTGAAACACTATTAGCTTGCATTGAGCCATATAGTAATAGCCCTCACACACAGATATACTTCACATTGAATCATATCAAAGAGGCTTGCTATGGTAGAAGCCAGTGCAACAAGATAATTCAGATATTCAGAGAACCGACAACGAGTGATGTTGATATTGATGGCAGAACGCACATCTTGATTGACCTTGATCCGAAACGTCCTGCTGGTGTCAGCTCAAGTAACGATGAACTGAACTATGCATATCAAAAGGCGGTGGATATATTCAACTGGTTAAAGTCGCAAGGATTCTATGAGCCTATTATCTGTATGTCGGGTAATGGTTATCATTGCGTTATTCCTTGCCTTATATCAGCGTCGCCAGAAGCTACTGAAACGATTAAGAAATTCCTTCAAGTCCTTTCGCTGTTCTTTTCCGATGAACATATAGAAGTGGATGAAAAGGTATTCAATCTTGCCCGAATCAGTAAGTTGCCTGGTACTACCGCTTGTAAGGGAGAGAATACACCAGATAGACCTTGGCGACAGTCACAAGTCGTTTATGTTCCTTCTGAAATCAAGCCAACGGACATTGCCTATTTCAAGAAGATTGCGGCGATGTACCCTGAGGAAGAAAAGCCGAATAGGTACAATAACTATTCCTCTGAGAAGTTCGACTTGGTGGAGTTCCTGAATAAGCATGGTATCGGTTACACTACTCAGCGTGTGGCAGGTGGTACTAAATACATTCTCGACCATTGCCCCTTTAACGACCAACATAAGCATAAAGATGCGGTCATCTTCCAAAGGGATAGCGGAGCAATAGGTTTCCTTTGCTTTCACAATAGCTGTTCGGGCAAAACGTGGCGTGATGTGCGTCTGCTTTTTGAGCCGGATGCCTACGATAGGGATTATACACCTCAACCTCAGATGTATAAACAGCCTATCATTCAGCAGCCAGTAGTAACGACACCTATCATTCAGCAGGAGCAGAAAGGTAAGATATGGTTGAAGATGTCTGAAATCAAACGACCAAAGATAGACCTCAAAGACTACATACCTTCTGGAATACCCTACATCGACGAAAAAGGATTGGGATTCAGACGCAAGCAAGTTTCCGTTTGGTCGGGATTCAGAGGATGCGGAAAATCCACGTTGTTGAATATGCTCATTCTCAATGCAGCTCAGAAAGGTTACAAGAGTGCGCTCTATACTGGAGAGTTGCCTGAGGATATGGAAAAGCAATGGCTATACCTTCAAGCAGCAGGCAAACAGCACGTCAGAAAGTACGGCAATTCCGATTACTACTATGTGCCTGATGCTATTGCAAGCCGAATAGATACTTGGATAGACAAGTTCCTTTGGACTTTCAATAACAAGTACGGAGATAACTTCGTTCAAATCAGCGACCAGGTAATGCGGTTGAAGGATGAAGAGGATATTGATTGTGTTCTGCTTGATAACTTGATGGTGCTGAACTTCCGTGAACTGGATTCAGATAAGTTTGAACGTCAGGGTGCTTTGCTGCAACGTCTGAATGACTTGGCGAAGGAACTTGATATTCATATCCACTTGGTTGCTCACCCAAATAAGACTTCCGGGTTTATCAGAATCGACAACATCAGTGGTAGTGGTGACATCAGTAACAAAGCTGATAACGTATTCCTTCTTAGTAGGGTCAATACCGACTTCATCAACAATGCGAAGCCAATCATGAACAAGTTCACCTATCAGAACATACTTGATAGCAAGTGTACTAACGTCATTGAGATTGGTAAGTTCCGTAATAAGGGTTCGCTTGTCGGGCATTACATTGAGTTTTGGTTTGAACTGGAGAGTAACCGATTAAAGAACGATCTTGCAGAGAATATCATCTACAATTGGGAAGAGGCACAGCAGTTGTCTATCAGTTACGATGGAACTCCTACCGTTCAGGAACTCTTGCAGGAATCCAAGAGCAATGGACTTCCTTTTGATTCTAACACCAATAATGATTTGCCGTTCTGATGATTACCGAGATATACGCTTGCGGACACAACCAAACGTCTGCATTTGTCATTGTAGAAAGCGGCAATATCATTCATTATGGCTCTCATAGGTGGGAAAACGGAATATCCTTTGAGGGTATAAACACCATTGCCGATGACTTCAATTGTGAGGTGATTGCCGTTATATGTGCCATGATGCTTTGTGAGAACAATAAGCGTATGGCAGTGAACATCTACACTGATAGCGAGGATTGCCAGAAATGGTACTATCGCAATCAATGTAATTCTCCTTTCTTTCAATCACTCCTGAATCATTCAGTGGGTGTTGATATTTACGCAGAGCCTTGGAAGGATAATCAGTTTGGTAACGATTTCAAGGCAGCGTGTCTGAATATGTGTAAGTAACATTATTTGAGTAATATCACCGAATGGAAGAAATATCAAGGCTTTGTAAAATCCCTGGTTCACGTTGGAAATTAAAGTATGAAGAAAATTAGATTAATAACTCTTTTCTCAGGCTATGACAGCCAAGCGTTAGCTATGAATCGACTGAAAGAGTATTTCCCCGATGTTGATTATGATTTGGTTGCTTGGTGTGATATTGACCCCGATGTAATCAAGGCACATGATGCATTATTTCCTCAGTGGAAAGATAGAAACGTAGGTGATATATCTTTAGTGGATGCAAAAAAGTTACCAGATTGTGACCTTCTGACGTATAGTTTTCCTTGTCAGGCCATTTCAGCAGCAGGGTTGCAAGGTGGCTTAAAGAAAGGTTCAGGTACAACCAGTAGTTTGCTTTGGGAGTGTGAAAAAGTGATTAAGGAGAAACGTCCTAAGTTTCTTCTCATGGAGAACGTCAAGGCTCTCACTCAGAAAAAGTTCATGGCAGACTTCACGGACTGGCTCGACGTTCTTGAAGGTCTTGGATATGTGAACTACTGGAAGGTACTTGATTCATCTAACTTCGGAGTGCCACAACATAGAGAACGAGTATTCTGTGTCTCTATCTATCGTGAGAAAGGTACACCGATTCCAAACTACGAGTTCCCAAAGGAGTTTCCCTTGGAACTTTGCCTAAGAGACGTTCTTGAAGAGAATGTAGATGAAAAGTACTTCCTCTCTGATGAAATGCTTGTTAGGTTCTGTGAGAAATCTTTGGAGGAATCGGAAAATGGCGGCACAATGCAATTCCTTCCCGATGGTGATGAAGGACTGGAGAACTTCATCTTTGCTCAGTAGGATAGTTCCGTACAACACAGCAGTAAGTGGTGTAGCGTACACTATCAATACCAGATATGACCTTGCAGCCATCAGTGACTATACCCACGACAAACATTGTAAAACGTGTGTGATGTATGTGTATGAAAATGAATAAGGCGCAGCCTACTCTCTCTCTCTCTCTCTCTCTCTCTACGGAATCGCAGTTTGCGGACAATCGAGGACTTCCAACAACAGCCAACGGAGTAGCACCAACGATAACAGCAGTGTACGATGCGTTGGGTGTATCGAACATGATAAGTGTAGCGCACTATCCGAAAATGGGTGTTGGAGTAGTTTACGAAACCCCGTAAGAAAGATAGTTTCTATTCATCCTCTATTCCGTCAAATGGAATGGCGTTGTAAGAAAGATAAGCGAGTTGAACACATTTGAAGATGGTACTTGTAGGACTCTCAAAAGCCAGTACTTCAAGACTGGACGCATTA